ATCACCCAAAAATTTTTGGGCGAAAAAAATCCCCCGAGGGCAAAAACCCCGAGGGAAATTCCTAACATTTGTTAGGGGGGAAAATCCCCCCTTATGTTACTTGTTTAAATCTTTGGCAGAATCGCCACCCATTGCCTCGAATGCATCTAGCAAGCTAGCCTTAGCAAGTTGAGATTTCTCGCAACCCTCGGCATCGGGTTCAGCACCTAGGATTCTGTTAAGAATGGTTTTGAGTTCAGCGAAGTTTTTAGCGTCAATAGTATTTTCACCCTTGACCTTGTTACCTGCCGTAACGTAACCATCTGACTCCTTAACACGTTGCCAGTAGACGTCTACTGTCGGAACTGAATAACCCGCTTCTACCATTTGAGCCTTGAATAGAGCACGTTCAGCCTTGACACCCTTGGCAAGTTTGCCATTTAGGTCATACCATTTGGTAGTAACTTCACCATCTGAATCTACCGCATCAAACTGACTGGCAAGGTCAGCACCATAAGCGTGGATTAAATCGCCAATCTTACCAATGCCATCAATCAAAGACTGACGGGATTGTGCCAAGAATGAATCAAGGGTTACTACTGGGTTTTGGTTTTCCATTTTACATCTCCTAACATTTGTTAGATATTCAAAGGTTATCTATTAGACCTAGCAATCATTCTCTGTTTGCATGGGTTAATTATAACACAATTTGACCCCTAAATCAAATCTTTTAGAAACAATAAATACCCTGTCCCCTATTGATTTTTTCTAACAAATGTTAGGCGACCCCCTACCCCCAAATGGTCAAAGTAGGAGTCCCAATCCCCTATACACTATGATTTGCACATTCGATACTTCGTTTTATATTTTGTCTATTAGGTACGTCTTGACGGTTACTTAATGTATCTACTGTTACTACGCTATATATAATTATTAAAGGTACTTTATGCTGCCAATTAGACCCCCCTCCCCCTACTCAAATATCCACAAGCTTTGTTCCACGTGAAACATAGAAACACCCCCCATACCTTTTTATTTCGTCCACCCCCAAAAGGTATATATTTTTGGTATATACTTTTCTTGCAATCAGTCACGTGAGGGCACTGGGGCAGTTAAGCCGACACAGAAGGATGTAGCAAGTCGAGGTTTTTTCGGCTTTCCACTCGACGAGTAGCAGCTACCAAATTCTTGCCCCTTTTATTTACGTTGTGCTATAGTGCGTTAAAACTGGAGGTATCACTTTGCATTACTCCTTACACGCATGACGATTGAAATAGAACCGACTAAGGATCACCCGATTCCTTATGTAACTGCCGACGAAGAACCCAAAGACTTCGCCGAGGAGTTAGCCGTTGCCGCAAATACCCTTGATGTACTCCAAGAAATAGGGACTCCACCTGAAGTTAACCCCGAGGACGTGGGTAAAACTAAAGAACTTTTTGAATCGGCAGTCAAAAACAAAGACGCTAAAAGCCTTAACAATCCGCTAACGGCATTTGCCGCCAAAGAGTTTTTGAGGGTGTACAGCGTCCGCCTAGCAGCAGAAATGAACGACGTCAGGTCAGCGATCACTAACAAGCTGATGGAGTTGGCTAACTGTGGCGACCCACGGTTCGAGCTAAAAGCGCTAGAACTACTGGGCAAACACTCAGATATTGCGCTATTTACTGAACGCTCAGAGGTTACGGTTACTTATAAGAATAGTAGCGACTTAGAAGAGGCCATTAAAGAACGAGTCAAACGCCTACTTAATTCCAAGACTATTGATGCTGAGCCAGCTATCCTTGTGAACAGTCTAGATGAACAATTGGGCAAAGCAACATACACCCCGTCCAAAATGATAGACGAGATAAGTGACGTGAAAGCAAGCGATGCTCGCTAAGGAAGTCCTAGAAAATGTGTCACTAAAAGATATTCCCAGTATTTTGCATTTACTGGATGAAGATCAGCAAGTTAAGTTGTTAGAAGACCTAGAGCAGCTAGATAAGCTCAAAGGGAAAGAACTGGCGCAGGTGAAGTTCATGCCCTTCGTTGAAAAAGTCTGGCCTGCGTTCATAGCGGGGAACCACCATGCGGATATGGCAGCAGCGTTTGAGCGAGTGGCATCAGGATCTTGCAAACGGCTTATTATTAATATGCCTCCACGTCATACAAAGAGTGAATTTGCTAGTTATTTACTACCTGCTTGGTTTTTGGGTAGATTTCCACATAAGAAGGTCATCCAAACATCCCATACTGCGGAGCTTGCTGTTGGATTTGGACGAAAAGTCCGTAACTTGGTCGATACAGACGTCTATAAGTCGATATTCCCAGGTGTTGGACTCCAGTCTGATAGCAAAGCAGCTGGACGGTGGGCGACTAACAGTGGTGGAGACTATTTCGCTATCGGTGTTGGGGGCGCTGTTACGGGTAAAGGCGCGGACGTCCTCATTATTGATGACCCACACTCTGAACAAGAGGCTGCGTTAGCGGAAAACAACTCCGATGTGTACGATAAAACGTACGAATGGTATACATCTGGTCCTCGTCAGCGTCTACAACCAGGCGGGGCAATCATTATTGTTATGACACGGTGGTCTAAGAAGGACTTAACGGGTCAAGTAGTCAAAGCAGCAGAGCAAAGGAACGGGGAAGAGTGGGAAGTCATCAACTTTCCAGCCATTCTTGACGATGGAGAGCCACTTTGGCCTGAGTTTTGGCCCTTAGAGCAGTTAGAAGCACTCAGAAACGAGCTTCCAGCAAGTAAATGGCAAGCTCAGTACATGCAAAGCCCCACTTCTGAGGTCTCTGCGATCATAAAACGAGAGTGGTGGAAGCATTGGGAGCATGACCATCCCCCAGCATGCGACTTTATTATCCAATCTTGGGATACGGCGTTCCTAAAAACGGAAAGAAGTGACTATTCTGCGTGTACAACGTGGGGTGTTTTCTACCATGACGACGATACAGGGCGCTCTCAGGCTAATATTATTGCTTTAAATTCGTTTAAAAAGCGGATGGAGTTCCCCGAATTAAAACAAAAAGCGGTGGAAGAATATAAAGAATGGAACCCAGATTCACTCATAATTGAGGCAAAAGCATCAGGTGCGCCTCTAGTATTTGAGCTTCGAGCGATGGGACTACCTGTTCAAGAGTACACTCCATCAAAAGGTAACGATAAAATCTCACGATTAAATTCAGTTGCAGATATATTTGCATCTGGTAGAGTATGGGTACCAGGAACACGCTGGGCAGATGAGTTGGTTGAAGAAGTTGCAAGTTTCCCATCAGGCGAACATGATGACTTAGTAGACTCACTATCCCAAGCCCTGTTAAGATTTCGGCGTGGGGGCTTTATACGTTTAGATTCAGATGAAGAAGATGAACCGTTAGGATTTCGTAGAAAAGCTGCGTACTATTAAGGATAGATTATGGCAATAGATAAGTCGTTAGCACAGGCTCCATTAGGACTAGACCAATTAGACCCAGAAATGATGGGGGATGAGCCTGCGTTAGAAATTACTATTGAAGATCCAGAAGCAGTAGAGATTGGTATTGACGGCGAACCTATTTTACGTATAGAAGAAGCTGAAGAAGAAGAAGAAAACTTTGATGAGAACTTAGCTGAAGTTCTAAGTCCTAAAGTTTTAGAAACTATTGCTGGTGATTTAACAGGCGACTTTGAAGACGACATTGGCTCTCGCAAAGACTGGATTCAAACATATGTAGATGGTCTTGAGCTTCTTGGTTTGAAGATTGAAGAACGTACAGAACCATGGGAAGGTGCTTGCGGTGTTTATCACCCACTCCTCTCCGAAGCAGTAGTTAAATTCCAAGCTGAAACAATGATGGAAACGTTCCCTGCAGCGGGACCTGTTAAGACTCAGATCATTGGTAAAGAAACCCCAGAGAAAAAAGATGCTGCTGAACGTGTTCAGCAAGACATGAACTACCAGATCACTGATGTGATGAAAGAATATCGTCCTGAGCATGAGCGCATGCTTTGGGGATTGGGACTCGCAGGTAATGCGTTTAAGAAAGTTTATTACGACCCACACTTAGGTCGTCAAGTATCTATGTACTGTCCAGCAGAAGATGTAGTTGTTCCTTACGGAGCTTCTAGTCTAGAAGCAGCTGAGCGTGTAACGCATGTAATGCGTAAGACAGCTAATGAAGTACGTCGTCTACAACACGAAGGTTTTTACAAAGATGTAGATCTTGGTGAACCAGCAATGGTGATGGATGAAGTAGAGAAGAAGATTGCAGAGAAGTTAGGATTCCGTGCAACAACGGATGATCGCTTCAAACTATTAGAGATGCACGTTGACCTAGACTTAGAAGGCTTTGAGCATAAAGACGAAGATGGTGAACCTACAGGGATTGCATTACCTTATGTAGTCACTATAGAAAAGGGTACAAGTAATATCCTAGCTATCCGTCGCAACTGGATATCCGAAGATGAAACTTATCAAAAGCGTCAGCACTTTGTTCACTATGGATACATTCCTGGCTTTGGTTTCTATTGTTTTGGGCTTATTCATCTTATCGGCGCTTTTGCTAAGTCTGGTACTAGTCTTATTCGGCAGCTCGTGGATGCAGGGACATTATCAAATCTGCCAGGCGGCTTTAAGACCCGTGGCTTGCGAGTCAAAGGCGACGACACACCGATAGCCCCAGGTGAGTTCCGTGATGTAGACGTACCAAGTGGAACAATGCGAGATAACATCTTGCCTCTTCCATACAAAGAACCAAGTCAAGTTTTGTATTCCTTACTAGGAACAATTGTAGATGAAGGTCGTAGGTTTGCAGGCTCTGCAGACTTACAAGTAGCTGACATGAGTGCGAACTCTCCTGTTGGTACAACCTTAGCAATTCTAGAAAGAACGTTGAAGATGATGAGTGCTGTTCAAGCACGTATTCATTATTCAATGAAGCAAGAGTTTAGGTTATTAAAAGAAATTATTAGGGACTACACCCCACCAGACTATAGTTATCAGCCTGAAGAAGGCAATCGGATGATTAAGCAATCCGACTATGACCAAGTCGATGTTATCCCTGTTTCCGATCCCAATGCGGCTACTATGGCGCAAAAAGTAGTGCAGTATCAAGCTGCTTTACAACTAGCTCAGACTGCTCCGCAGCTGTATGACTTGCCACTATTACATCGTCAAATGCTAGACGTATTGGGAATCAAAAATTATCAGAAACTAGTACCGATGGCGGAAGACCTTCGTCCTATGGACCCAGTAGCTGAAAACCAAAACATCTTAAAACAAAAACCAGTTCAAGCGTTTATTGAACAAAACCATAAAGCTCATATCGGTGTGCATATGGCTGCTATGCAAGATCCAAAGATTCAACAGATTTTGTCTATGAATCCTCAGATGGCGCAACAGTTACACATGACAATGATGGCTCACATTAATGAGCATTTAGGTTTTGAGTATCGCTTGCAAGTTGAAAAAGCTATGGGTATGCAGTTACCTCCAATGCCTACAGATGGTGAGCAAGCTAAACCAATGCCTCCAGAAATGGCGGATCAAATTGCGCAAATGGCAGCGGCAGCGTCTCAGCAGTTGTTAATGCAGAACCAACAAGAAGCTCAGGCTCAACAGAACCAACAGCAATCTCAAGATCCAATTATTCAAATGCAACAACAAGAGTTGCAGATTAAAGCGGCAGAGCAACAACGCAAAGCTGCTAAGGACTTAATTGATGCACAACTTAAGCAAGAACAAATTGCTGTAGAACGGGAACGAATTAAAGCCCAACAGCAAACAGCAGGAGCGCAAGCAGCTATAAAAGCGGCAACTGATAAAGAAGCCCGTGAAGCTGCACAAAAAGTAGAAGGTAGTAAAGCGGGTCTGGAGTTAATGAAGTTACAACAGACACTCGCACATCAGAGGGAAATTGCTCAGAAACAGAAGGACAAGGAGCAAACAAAGAAAGGTAGATGATGCAAGCTGATAAGGCTTTTGAAGTGTTAAAACGTCAAATTGACGACAGGATTTTGCAACTCCAGGAAGCTCTCGCAGATGGTCGCGTGGAGTCATACGACGAGTACAAAAAAGTGTGTGGTGAGGTGAGAGGTCTCCTAACTGCACGTAACTACATAACTGACCTTAATAAAGCAATGGAGAACTCGGATGAGTGACCAACAGACAGCAGTAGATTTAAGTAGAGCAGTAGATTTAAGTGCGGTATTGAATAAAGAAGCAGAAGAGAGAGCCAAACAACTTCCTGTCCCAAAAGGCTACAGGATACTTTGTGCTATTCCCGAAGTTGAGAAAGAGTTTGAATCTGGCATTCTTAAACCTGATGAGTTAATTAGAACTGATGAACTTTTAACCACTGTTCTATTTGTAATTGATTTAGGTGAAGACTGCTATAAAGATCCCGAGCGCTATCCAACTGGGCCTTGGTGCAAAAAGGGCGACTTTATTCTAGTAAGACCTAATGCTGGTACCCGTCTGGTTATCCATGATCGGGAATTTCGCATTATTAACGATGACTCCGTAGAGGCTGTAGTTCAAGACCCTCGTGGAATCAAGCGTAAATTTATCTAGGAGATAAAACATGGCTGAGATGCAAAAAGACGACTTTCAATTTCCTGATGAAATGGAAGAAACTAAGGGTAAACCCGTAGATGAACTAGAGGTAGATGACGGGTCAATAGACGTTGATATTGAAATTGTTGACGATACCCCGCCAGAAGACCGTAATGTAGAACCCCTTCCTAATGACATTAAAGAGGGTTTGGAAGCTGCAGACTCGTCTAAAGAGTATTCTAAAAACGTCAAAGACAAGTTCACACAGTATAAAAAAGCTTGGCACGACGAAAGAAGGGCAAAAGAAGCAGCTCTTCGTGAGCAGCAAGAAGCATTATCAGCGGCGCAAGCAATCTTGGACGAGAACAAACGTCTAAAGGAAATGCTGCACTCTGGAGAAAAAGAACTTATTTCTACCTATCAAACCTCTGCTGAGATGGAAGCAGAGAAAGCTAGGCGCAGTTATAAAGAGGCTTATGATTCTGGGGATTCTGATGCATTAGCAGAAGCTCAAGAAGAAATGATGCGGGCGCAACTTAAACTTGACAAAGCAAAAAACTTTAGGCCTACTGTACAAATTGATGGAAATGATGTAAAAATACAACCAAAGCAGGTTCAGCAGCCTGCACAGATGGATGATAAAGTTGCTGAGTGGGTGTCAAACAACCCCTGGTATGTTGATCCAGAAAAGAAATCAATGAGTAAGTACGCTGTATTTATTCATGAAGAACTTGAAGGAAAGTTTGGTAGAGGTTTTGTTGGTACGGATGAGTATTTCAAACGTATTGACGCTGAAGTAAAACGTCGGTTTCCAGAAGAATTCGATGACATTGAAGTAAAAAACGATGAGGAAAAACCTCAACGTACATCTAGGTTAAGTACGGTTGTAGCTCCTGCGAGACGTAGTACATCTTCAAAAAAGATTGTATTAACAAGAACGCAAGTAGCTTTAGCCAAAAAGTTTGGCTTAAGCCCAGAGCAATACGCACGTGAACTTAATAAATTGGAGGCCTAACATGGCAACAAACAGATTAGCAAGAGAATTAGAAAGTCGTACCCAGACAGAGCGTCCTAAGCAGTGGTCGCAACCTGAGCTTCTCCCTGAACCCGATAAGCAAGCTGGATATGCCTACAGATGGATTCGTGTTTCTACCCTTAATCAGGCCGATCCTCGCAACCTCTCAGCGAAGTTAAGA